CAGCTAACTCTTGGATACTGTCAAAGCCAAACGAAGGCGCATAAATATCTTTACCGCGACGGCTGCCGAGCTGACGCTGCTCAACCCGATTAGGTTGTTTTGGTTTTGGCGCAAGCAGGATTGCCGCTGCCGTGAAAATTGCACTAACGGCAACGTTAATTAAAAGCAGTGTCAGACCACCGTCAGGCAGTGCTACAACGTTAGGAATATGCGCATAATCCTCAGGGCGTTCCTTGTATCGGCGCTCTACCTCTTGCGCAAACTGTCGATACTCTTGCTCACTACAACCCAGAGCTGCAATCAGCCGTTTCTCATACGGAAGCAGTGGCTGTTCGACATTCCGTCGATAGG